TAGAGGGAAAATGAAGCATAATATTGAAGATTGTAAAGTTAAATTGAGATCGATCTGGAGTTTAGCTCAACAGATTAAAGTTGGAGTTAAGACTAATGATGTTGAATCTCATGTTATTGTAATGTTAGCTGAGATGATTCAACAAGATACCCAACTCTTGGCACAGGAAGAAGAATGAGTATTGAAGAAGCATTAAAAATTGCTAAAGAACTTCAGTTTAGGCAGGATCATAACAAGTTAAAGCATTATCGTCCTTATGATTATCAAGAGAAATATCATAATACAATAGCATCTCAGAAATTATTGATGGCTGGTAACCGTATTGGTAAATCTTTTTGTGGTGCAGCAGAATTAGCCTTTCATTTAACTGGATTGTATCCTAAGTGGTGGCAAGGTAGGAAATGGGATAGACCTATTAGAGCTTGGGCAGGTGGTGCATCTAATGAAACCACTCGTGATATTTGTCAAAAAGAGTTATTTGGACAACCTGACGACCCTTCTGCTAGGGGAACAGGTGCTATTCCTTTAAGTTTAATGGGTGAAACTACTCGTAAACCAGGTGTGCCTCACGCCCACAACTCTGCCATGGTTAAACATGTTAGTGGAGGCTGGTCGAGAATCGGTTTTAAAGCCTATGAGATGGGTAAAGAGAAGTGGATGGGTGAATCATTAGACGTTATTTGGCTAGATGAAGAGCCACCACAAGATATTTATTCACAAGCAGTTACTCGTACAGCAGATAAAGCAGGCATGGTGTATATGACATTTACTCCTGAGAGTGGAATGACTGAAACAATCGCTCAATTTATTAATGATCTTAAACCAGGTCAGTATATGCAACAAGCAGGGTGGGATGATGCACCTCACATGACTGAAGAGGTTAAAGAACAGATATTAGCAGCACTACCACCTCATGAAAGAAAGATGCGTGAACAAGGGATTCCTTCTCTTGGCTCAGGTTTAGTGTTTCCAGTGCCAGAAGATTCCATTAAGTGTGAACCATTTGAAATACCTGCTCACTTTCCCAGGGTTTGTGGCATGGACTATGGTTGGGATCACCCGACTACAGCAGCGTGGATAGCTTGGGATAGAGATGCAGATATTGTTTATATATATGACACTTATTCACAAAGACAAGAAGTGCCTGCAGTGCATGCAGCTGCTATTAATGCAAGACCAAAGTGGATACCAGTGATCTGGCCGAGAGATGGTCGTCAAGCAGATAAAGGATCTGGTACTCCACTAGCAGATCAATACCGCGAATTAGGTGTAAACATGCTAAAAGGAGATAATAGGTCTTGGGGTGGTTGGTTCACTAATCCTCCGATTGCAGGATTAAAAGAGGGTTCTGGAGGGGTTTCGTTAGAATCAGGTATAATGGACTTGCTTGAAAGGATGAAAACGGGTAGACTAAAGATATTCTCGAATCAGCCTGAGATATTTGAAGAATTACGGATGTATCACAGGAAGGAAGGACGAATTGTTCCGTTCAGAGATGACTTGATTTCTGCTATGAGATATGCTGTTTTGTCATTAAGACATGCTAGGGTACACGATACACAACCTAGACAGTATCAAGCAGATAGTGACTTTAATATATTTACATAGGAGAAAACCATGGGCGGAGTAGTAAGAGTTTTCAAAAATCTCGTTGCACCATCGAAAGACCCAGCAGCGCCATTAGTAAGAGCGTTTGCTGCAAAAAAATCTGGAACAAACATTTTAGAAAAACCAGAAAGCGTTGTTAAAGATGTAATTCCAGATAATGAAGTAGAAATGCCAGAAGCTACAGAGACTTTATTGAAAAAAGAGACTTTATTGAAAAAAAAGAAAAAAGGTCGTTACGGCACACTACTAACAGGTGGAAAAGGCGCTTTAGGAAGTCCAGATATTGAAAAGAAATCACTATTAGGTAGTTAATATGGGAAAGAAAAGCGCACCACAGCCTTTTATTCAGCCGATGACATCTGTTCCAGATGCAGTTGATAGAGAAGAGTTGGATAAAAAGACTACAGAAGATATTGATAAAGCTAAGATAGCTAAAGCATCTACAAAAGATGGCGTTGCAGCGCCTCAAGCATCACTATTGGCTGAAAGAGAGTTTTGGAAAAAGAAAGAATCACTGCTTAAATGATCGAAATCAAACCTAATGCGGGGCAAGAAGTCACGGATTGGGTAGCAGAACGAGTAGATGCTACTACTTTTGGTGATAGTGTCAATTTTGGTTTTTTTGAAGATGACAAATTAGTAGGTGGAGTAGTTTTTAGTGAGTACCGTGTAGAGGATATTACATTCTCTGGTGCTTTTGAAGACAAAAGATGTTTCACGAAACGCAATTTGCGCTACTTCTTTGAATATCCTTTCAGACAACTCAAGTGTCACAGAATTACAGCATATACCGAAACGGACAACAAAAGGGCTAATAAGTTACTTAAAAACCTTGGTTTTACCCTTGAAGGGACTATGCGAGAAATATCAGAAAAGGGAAAGGATGCCAACATATATGGTATGCTTGACCGCGAATGTAAATGGTTAGGAGATAACAATGGGTAAGAAATCAGCACCGTATGTACCACCACCACCTGTAGATTACGCTGCAGAATCTCGTGCAAGAGAGGAAGAGCAAGAAACTATGGATAAGGAACTTGAAGATACAAGAACAGAATTATTAGAGCGCAAGAAAAAAGGCAGATACTCTTTATTGCTAACTGGCGGTGAAGGAGATCAAGATGAAGCGACAATTAAAACTCGTTCTTTACTTGGCTCAGGTAAAAAGTAGGAGTAACGTATGGTCGAACAAATATTAAAACGATTAGCTCGTTTAGAATCAGGAAAACAAACATGGGAAGTTCATTGGCAAGAGATTCTTGATTATGTAATGCCTCGTAAGGCAGAAGTAACGGTTCAGTATGCTAAAGGTTCAAAGCGTACAGAGAAGTTATATGATTCTTCTGCTATACATGCGAATACATTATTAGCAGCATCATTACAAGGAACATTAACTTCAGCATCATTACCTTGGTTTCATCTAAGGGTTCGTGATGAGAATCTTAACCAGAGTAGAGATGTTCAGGTTTGGTTAGAGGATTGTCGAAATAGAATGTATAAGGCATTTAATTCATCTAACTTTAATACAGAAGTGCATGAGTTTTATCTTGATATTTGTTCTATTGGTACAGCGTGTATTGAAACAGAAGAAGCTGAACAAGGGTTTAACTTCAGAACATTACATATTTCAGAATATTTCATCTCAGAGAATCATGAAGGTAAGATTGATACCTTATATAGAAAGTTTCAATATACTGCTAGACAAGCCAAACAAAAGTGGGGTGATGCAGTAGGTCCAAAGATTCAAGAAGCTTTTGAGAATAATCCTGATAAGAAATTCACTTTTATTCATTGTGTAATGCCATCAGAGGAATATCATGGTGGTAAGAAGACAAAATTACCTTGGATTTCTATACATATAAGTAAAGAAGATAAAAATGTAGTACAGGAAGGTGGTTATAACGAAATGCCATATCTTGTAACAAGATGGTCTAAAGCCTCGGGGGAGGAATATGGTCGTTCGCCTGCTTATAACGCTTTACCAGATATTAAAACTCTTAACAAAGCAGTAGAGTTAGGGCTTAAAGCGTGGGCGAAAGCTATTGATCCACCACTTCTAGTAGAAGATGACGGTGTAATTGGTCGTGTTAAGACAAATCCATCGGGTATTACTGTAGTTCGTAGAGATGGCGCAATCAAACCACTTAATACTGGTGCAAGATTTGATGTATCTGATATGAAAGAGTCTGAATTAAGAGGTGCTATTAAACAAGCGTTCTTCTCAGATCAATTAGAACTTCAGCAAGGTCCACAGATGACTGCAACAGAAGTACAGGTTCGTTATGAATTAATGCAAAGATTGCTTGGTCCTACTTTAGGTAGATTCCAAACAGAGTTCCTTAATCCTCTTATTGAGAGATGTTTTGCAATTATGCAACGTAATGAAATGTTTGCACCTGCTCCAGGAGCATTAGATGGTGTTGCTATAGATATTGAGTATGTTGGTCCACTTGCTCGTTCACAAAGAATGGAAGAGGCTACAGCAGTAGAAAGATTGTATGAGATGGCTGCTAACCTTGCACAGATTGCACCAGAAGTTATGGATAACATAGATCATGATGCCGCAATTCGTTCTCGTGCTGAATTGTTAGGTGTTCCTAAAGATATTATGCGTGATCCTCAAGAGATTGCAGAACAGCGTAAAGCACAACAAGAGCAACAAGAAGAAATGATGGCTATGCAACAAGCACAACAAGGTGTTGAGATGGCTGCTACTGCTGCTCCAATCGCTGAACAAATAACACCTGAAAATGTTGAGCAGACACAAGCAGGTGTAGAAGCAATGATGGGGGCTATGGAATAATGCCTAGAGCTATTGCTAAAATAAAAAGAGATTATGCTGATTGTTTTGGGTCTATATCTGGGGGTAAAGTCCTAGATGACCTACGCAAGGCATATCAACTACGGGAATCCTATGTAAAAGGTGACTCGTATGAAACCGCGAGGAGAGAAGGCGAAAGAGCTGTATATCTTCGTATTTTAAATATGTGTAATATAAAAGAGGAATAAAACTATGAGTGAAGAAATGGTCACAGAAACAACGGATAATGCAGTAGTTGCACCTGTTGAGAGTGGTAACCAAGATTGGCGTGAGGGGTTGTCAGAGGAATTACGAGCAGATCCAACGCTTGCAAGTATTAATGATACCGAATCAGCTGCAAAAACACTTATTCATCAGCAGAAGATGATGGGCAGTAGAATACCTATCCCGAAGAATGATGAGGAAATGAGCGAACTATATACTAAACTTGGTAGACCTGAAACAGCAGATGGTTACGAGGTTGATGTACCTACTGGATATGAACAATATTATCCAGAGGAAATGATGAGTTCATTTAAACAAACAGGACATGATTTAGGATTATCACCTAAACAAATGCAAGGCTTAATTGAATGGCAGAAAGGCTCAATAGATTATCAAATGAATCAAGAACAAGTATCTGGCGATGCAAAAGGAGTTGAAACTGAAGAAGTTCTAAAGAAAGAGTTTGGTGCTAACTATGATAAAAGTCTATCCGCTGCACAAAGAGCATTGCGTATCTACGGAACACCTGAACTTCAGCAGAAGTTAGCTGACCCTAGATATGGTAATGATCCAGATCTAATTAGACTACTTGCTAATGCTGGTAAAGATATAACAGAGGATTCAGCACAAGGTACTGCTAATAACTCTCTAGTAATGAGTCCACTTGATGCGAAGATGCGTATTGAACAGATAAATGGGGATAAATCTAACCCTTACTGGGATGCTACAAATCCTAAACATCAGGATGCTCAAGAAGAAATGCGACAATTATTTGATAAAGCATACAATTAGTGGTAAGATAACACGCAAGCGCGGTAAAATGCGCTTGTAACCATACGCTGCCCTCACGGATAACAGCAGGTTAAAGGTAGTTCTTAAACTCGTTTAGTCAACGTAATAGACAGGACACCCGAAAGGATAATGACCGTTTTTTTGTTTAATTATAAAAGGAGGGCGTTATGTCCACTCAAATTACTACTGCATTTGTCGAGCAGTATAAAAGTAATGTATTGCACCTTGCACAACAAAAAGGTTCAAGATTACGCGACACAGTTCGTTACGAATCAGTAACAGGTAAAAACCACTTCTTCGAGAGAATCGGAGCAGTATCTGCACAGAAGAGAACTTCTCGTCATTCAGATACTCCTCGTATGGATACTCCACATTCAAGACGTAGAGTGTCTATGGATGATTACGATTGGGCTGACCTAATCGACCAGGAAGATAAGGTTCGTATGTTAATCACTCCACAGAGCGAGTATGCAATGGCTGGTGCTAATGCAATGGGTCGCGCTATGGATACTGCAATTATTGAAGCTGCAGTAGGTAATGCTTATGGTGGCGTTGCTGGTGGTACTACTATCGTACTTCCATCTGCTCAAAAAGTAGTTC